TAAAAAACTGCCAGTTTGCGGCGTTCCGTTCGGCGCTATTTCGTTGTTGGAACCATCAATTTGCACTACGTCGGTTGAGCCGTCTAAGTCAATTGTCTGCCAAACGCCTTCGAATTGTTGCGTCTTTTCGAATATTTTACGGTGAATTGTCGGCGCTGTTAACGCTTTAAAATTCGAAGCCCCTATTGTTTGGTGGGCCAGTTGTGCGCGTCTGTTTTCGTAAGTGTCAAAAGTCGCCCCACTGTCGAAAGTTTTGTTGCCCGCTGGGTCGAAGCTTGTCACAACTTCAAAAACAAGTTCTTCGCCTGGGGGCACCGTCGCTGTTATGCTTTGCGCTAAAACCTTATAAATTTCGCCCTGAATAACAACGTGCCCGGCGGTTATGTCAATCGTGGCGCCAACGGTTATTTCGCAACCGTTCAAAATATAGCTTTCTTCGTTAGCTACGCCCCAGCTATTGACAAGGCCAAGAAAAGCTTCGCGAACCGCGTCTTGTTCAAAGCGTATGTCGTCAAGTACGTAAGGTAAGCCGCCGTTGTTTGTTGTTATGAATTTATTCATTTTAGTAAGTTATAATTGTGTAATTTTTCCCCGCTTGGTTATAAAAGTCAATTTTCGACCTCATTACGTTTTCAACAAAGGAAACAGCAACGGGCACGTTAACAACAAAATTGTTGTCGTTCAATAGTTCGTTATAATTTTTGAAGTAAACAGCCGGCGCCGCTTCGGCGTTGTTTCGCAAATAAAAAGGTGGCTTTGCTTCTGCTTTATTTCGTAAAAAGATCCAGTCCAATTCGTTTAGCGTATCTATAAAAATACCACGCCCCACGGGGTCGAATTGGTCGTTAAGATAGTGTTCTAAATAAATTGTCTGGCTTGTAAATTGTAGCGTGTAAAGCGTATTGTCTCGAAACGAATTGAAAATTACGTTCAATTGCCCGACGGCTTCAACTAAAGAGTACAAAAAACTAAGGTTTTCGTCGGACCGTAAAAAATACGGCGTTAAGTTGTAAACTATATGTCTGAAGTCAATGTTAAACATTTATAGTGTCGTAAGTTATAACGCTGGCGCCCTGGTCGAGCTCCATATATCCAGCCTCCGGCAAATATTCCTTATTTATTGGCGTGTAAAGTAACGCGCCAAACTTCGCTTCAGCGCTGTTAAGCGTTGCGTCAAGTACTCCAGCGGCTAATTGTACGGCGTCGGTTAATTCCATTAAAGACAAAACGCCGTTAAATGGCAAGCCCTTAACCTTGTCTTGTATCGCGTCAAGCACTGGAAAAACGGCGGGGTTGCTAATAAGCGAACCGTCAGGCTGCAAAATTAAAGGGTCGTATTTTATGAAATAGTTAACTTTTAAGTCGTCGGCGGGGTTGCTTGTTACGCTGGTAGCTGTGCCGGCGAATTTAATTTGATTGATATAACCTTGGGCGCCGCTAAGTTCGCCAGCGCTTAACGCTTCAGGGTCGCCCGCCAAGTTAAACTTCGCTAACTTAATCCGAACTTGAAAGCCCGCGTCGATAACCGCCGCAACGTCAATAATGCGGTTAGCTGGGTTTACTGGATCGTAAACGTATTGCGTGCCGGTCCACGTTAAGGCGTCGCCGTGTTGATATTTCAAAATTTCGTTATAATACCATAACGGCGTCCCCGTCGGGACCTCTGCGGCCCTTGTTTCAACTTCAGCCCTGAAAAGGTCCCAAACGTTTTCGTGCACGTTAATAGCTACTGCCGTGGTCCAAGCCCACAAGCGCCAGATTGCAACCTTCGAAGTACTGGTTAAGTCTTGAAGAAGTGTTTGGCTGTCGTCAATTGCTGGCTGTAACGAATTAAGCGCCGTTTGGTTCTGCTTTTCGGCAATTATAGCGTCGTAAATTTCTGAAATACTTCGGGCCATTGTTTACATTTTTTCAACCGCTTCGACAAATTCAACAACGTCTTTGTGCATTATTCGCCACTTCATCGACGCCACGCACTGTTTAAGCGTTTCTTCTTCAGCGCTTCCGGTTATTTTAATTGTGCCGTTCGACTTGTCAAGCTGCGCCAATACGTTTAAGCGGTTCTTCATATCGCTAACATTAAGACCGCCTTCAGGTGTCACATTAAGACAAGCTTCGGCCAGGTCTTTAAACGTAATAAAGTCGTCTTCGCCGTTTTTAATTTCGGTTTTTTTGTTTTTAAAATTTCCCATTTTCCTTTTATTTTATTGGTTCAATTATATTTTACCAGTCGGTTGCGTCTTCGTTTACCGGTTCGCACGCTTTACAGTCTTGCGTCTGGAAGTGTGCAATAAACGCGGCTTGTGCGTCTGCTTTGCTGGTTGTTTCGTTAAGTTCAAGATCGTGTTCGACCGGCGTCGCACATTCATAGTAAGCGCCGTTTAAATTGCCGCTAAATTTATGAAAATTATATTCGCCGTCTGTTAGTCTTCTTAAAATTGTGCCGTTTTCGACCAGTTGCGTAGCTTCTTCTTGTGTTAAATGTGCCATTTTTTTTATTTATTTTTTATGCAATATTAATAACCCCGGCGTTGTTCCATAGGTCGCCAGTCGATAACCCTAACGAACTTGTCGGTAAGTTTGCCATGTTTATATTACCGTCCGTCTTTATCGCGTAGTTTGTCGATGCATTTGCAGCCGTGGCAAACAAACCAATATTTTGCCCCGTTTTAATACCTTGCGCCGAAAAATAACCCGCGTAAGCATTTGACGAACCCTGGTATAACGAAGACCCGTTTACGCCCCTTATTATTGTGCCGGTTGTCCCGTTTCCAGTTGTGCCCCAAACGCCAATATTTTGCTGTGTTCCATTTGTGCCCGTACCCTTAACGCCCACGTGATTCCGGCTGCCGGTTGTAATTGCGTTACCTCGTACCCCCGTTCGGTCGCCCGTTGCATTTGTGCCCGCTGCTAACCCGTCAACGCCGTAAACTTCAACCGCTGCCGTACTGTTCGCGGTTCCTCGAATTGCTGCGCCGTTGTTTGTTGTTATTGCGTTTGAAATTCCCGCAATGCCTACAATTTTACCGCTTGCCGTCACTTGCAAATGCGAATTTGGGTTTATACCCGTGCCGAAAGAGCCTTGTCCCGTGGTGTATGTGTTACCGACAACGTTCAGCTTTTCGGTCGGTGTCGTTGTTCCTATTCCTAAATCTCCCGAAATATACTGACCGCCAAAGACGTTTAATTTTTGACCATAATCTGTACCATTTCCGAAGGTTGCATTTCCGCTTTCGTGAGTTGCAAAACTTATAGAACCGCTTGAAATTTCGTGTCTGATTCCGTAAGAGTCTGCACTATCTGAGCGAAGTCTTAATTTTGCATTTCCATTTGAAACAACACCAAGTCCAACCTGCGTGGTGATGGACTCAGCATTTATAATTAATTGACCATCATTTGATATTCTAAATTTGCTTTCTGAATCGTCATTCTTTTTAACGGTTAAGCCGTATTGATTACCCGTTGCAGGACATTTAATTTCAAGTGCTGCGTCGGGAGCTGCTTCGCCACCTATACCGACACGACCGTTTGAAGAACTAACAAATAAAGCATTTGTAATTGATGCGTCAACTCTCACACCGCCAACAACCTCCAATTTTTGCGTTGGTGTGCTTGTTCCTATTCCAACCCTACCCGTACCCGTAAACCTTAAGTCAAAAGCGCCCATCGTTACCGTAGTGGCGCCACTTAAAGACCCCGAACCCGTGTAAATTCCGTTACCATCAGCGCCGCCACCAGCAAGCGCGACAATTTGCCCGATTGTGTACTTTTTAGAGGTCCCTAAAGGCCCGCTTGTAAGGTCGTCCACGTCAACAACGTGAACAAGGTCGCTTAAAGTTAAAACTGTGCCGCTTGGTCTGCCCGTTACTTTTCCCATGTCTTAATTAAATTGATAAATTTCGCCGTCTTCAAACTGGACCGGCTCGCCGTCTTCGAATTGCTTCGAATCTATAAACGGCACAAAATTAGCGTCGGCGTTGTTCGTTACCTTTGACGTTGTAATGTAGTTGTTTTTAATTGTCTGGTCGCCCACTATTTCGGTGTTAATAAAAACTTCTTGCAACCCCGTTAAATCGTCGTTAATTGTCAAGTTCGGGTTATCTACAAAGATAGTAAACAATTCGTCAAGCGTGCCGTAATTCTGAAGCGCCACGTCGTAAATGTTTTGCCCTTCCTGAACTATGTATTTTTTTTGTGCCATTATCTTAAGCGCTTGGCGTCTATATTAACAACGAAGTCTTCGTTAATTTGAATTTCTTTTGTAATTATATTGTCGGCCTTCAATTGCGTCTTAATCGCTTGCTTTAAGCGCTGCGGGTTAACGCTGGCGGCTTGGTAGTCACGCACGCCAAGACCTACAAGCGGGTGTTGGTAAAATTGGCCCGGATAAGCTTTCAAAATGTGCTGAATATGCATTTGATCTGCGGCTTTAACAACGAAGTCGCCGTTTAAAATTTGAAGCGCTTCTTTGTCGCTGTTTGGTATGCTTTCAAAAATTATGTCTTCAACAATTGCCATTTAGTGCTTAACTTTTGTGTTTTCAAGGTCCAAAACTTGCGTTGTTGGCGCTATTACGTCGGTGTTTTGCGAAGTTGTCGGCGCTATCACTCCAGGCACCGCCGAAGGTCCGACCGTCGCCGTTGTGTTGTGAATATGCGCATTAAAACTCGTAACAAGCCCGTTGTGTGCTTCTTCAAGCGCATTAAGCTTATTAACTAATTCCTGAACAATAACAAGCCCGCCGTTGTCGCCGTTGTTAATTGTTACTTCTTCGCAATTTAAAAGAACTTTTTCAACCTCAACGAACAAAGATATAAACGCCGTGTCTTTACTCAAAAAAGTAACGACAACTTGACTTTCTTTTGTTGGTATCTGAACAAGCCCCGTTTCGGCTCCGGTGCCAGCCTGAAGCCTAACGTCAAACAATTGCGCCCCGCCGTCTATTGGCGTACAAGTGCAAGTTCTCGCGCTTTCGTCCACTTCGTTAACCGTTGCAATAACGCTATAAATTTCGTCGTCGCCCTTCGCTGCGCGTTCAATTATTTCTTTTATCGTCATTGCTCGACTTTTGTGTGTAAGGTTATTGTCTGACGAAAGCCACCAAGACCGAAGCTTTTCACCACTTTACGCACCAGAAAAACCCCTTCGCGTTCTGGAGACTTGCCAGAAATTAAGTTTACCGTGTCGCCGTGTTTAACCGCTGGTTCGCCAAATGCTGTAAATTCGCCCAGGGTCGCCGTGCTAAGCCGTTGTTCAAGCTTATTTTTAACGTAAAATTCAAGGTCTTTTTGTGAAATTTCGCTTTTTATTGTCAGCTTTTCAAGTTCGCCTTGTTCCGGGTCCGTTGTGCTGGTGACAACTTCGCCGTCTTCGTAATAGCCGAAAACTTCAATAACGGTGTTGTCTTTTTGTTGGCTGGACCCGTAGACCGTAATAAGCAATTCGTCGTTGCTTATTTGTTCAAGGTTGTTTTCAATAATGTTTTCTTCGAAGCTAAAATTGTGCTGGGTACCGTCGTTGTAATAAGCAAGGCCCGAAAAAAGCACGCCGTCGCGTATGTAAGAAACAAGCCCGTAAACTTTGCGAAGTTCTTCAAGAACAGCCGCCGGCGTTACCCTGGTAAGCCGTAGTTGACCAAGTTCAGCTTCAACGGCTTCGAATTCAATTGGCGAAATTTCAGTTAACAAGTTTTTCAAGGTCGTCGAAGCGAAACTTTTAATAACTGTTTTTTGTTTAAGCAAAAAAGCCGCGTCTTCGCACTCAATAACAATAACGTTGTCGACGTAAATGTTACGTACAAACCCTTCGAACTCGGTGTTTAAATTTGGAAAATAGCCCAGCTTCACAAGAACAGCGTCGCCACGTTTAAAAAACCCCTCGTCGCCTACTGTAACGGGTCGCCCGTCACGCTTGAAATTGTTTGGTATTTCAATTCGGCAAGTGTCGGTTAAGTTTTCCCAGCTGCTTTCGATCTCAACGCTAACAACGGCGTTAAAGGTCGTTTCGTTAATTGTTATTTCGCTGCGAAACCTTAACATTTTATTCATGTGCAACAAATAAAAACGCGTAATTTTCGAAGAAGACCGGCGCGTTAAATTTGTTTTTTTCTTTTGCGTTTATAGCTTCAATTATTTGCTTTTTTTTTCCCTTTTTTGCGCTTCTTCTAATTCTTCTAATTCTTCAAAAAGCGTTGCAATTTGTTTGTCTTTTTGTTTAATTATATCTTCAAGCCTTAAACAGTTGTTTTCCCAGCGCAATAAGTTATTCTTCTGGCCTTTTATTGCTTTGTCTTTTTCTTCGTTAAGATTAATTAATTCCGATATTTTAGCGCTAAGCGTTTTTATTTCTTCTTTCAGTGCCGCAATTTCTTCTTTTTCGATTGTTCGCTGTTCGTTCAGGTCCTGAATTAACGTTTTATAAAAAACCTGGTTTTTAAGCTGCGCTTCAAGCGCGTCTTTTTTACGGTTCAGCCACTTGCCTATTATTGCGCCGCCTATTGCTGTGCCTGAAAAAGCTATTATTGTTTCAGTAAGTTGCATTTTCAATAATTTTCGCTTAAGTAGTTTGTAATATAGTTATTTATTTCGTCTTTTTTAGCTTGGTCATACATTCCAAAAAGCGCCAAATTTTCGTTTGTGTTTTGCGCGGTCAGCCAGTTACCCGTAAAAAGGTTTTCAGCCACGCCGTTAATATGGTTTTCAAGGTTAAACGCTTGAACGTCTGTAATTAAACCGTTTACAAAATCCCTATAAATTTGCGTTCGTATCTTGTTATAATACGCTTGGCCGTCTGAAGCCCTTTTTGAATATTCGTTTTCGTATAACGCGCGAAGCTGGTCTTCGTCGGTTATTTCGATGAAGCCTGAAGGCTGCGACAATTCAAAGCATATCGCCGGCGGCGTAACGTTGTCTTCTATGTAAAATTTTCTTGCCATTATTCTTTTGCGTGAACGTTCCAGCGGTTTTGGATTGGGTTGTATATGATCCAGTAAAATTCGCCAAAATTAATTTCAATGTCGTCTTTTATCAAAAACCTATTCGCCGCCGCGCTGCTTGCTTTGTTCTTTTTTATTTTTAATTTACTGTCAAACGTATTGCCATTTACAATTAAGAAAGTTTGCCAGCCGGCAACGTTAGCGCTTTGCAAGCCTTTAAGATCGACGTCACCCGTTGAAGTGAAAACAATAACCGTGTAATTTTCTAAATTTGGTATATTAAAGTCGTTTTGACTTTTTGAAGTTAACCTTGCCGTTTCGTAGGCGCCAGAAAAACAGACCCCACCAGCGAAAGCAATATTTGAACCGACGGGCAACATTAGCCTTGTATAACTATTCTGTAAATATTGTCTGCGATATTTCCGTTGCCCCTTATAGTTACCGTGTTGGCCGTTGTGCTTTCTACTTCGAAAAGCGTTTGTTTTCCGTTTGAAATAAGCCGAACTTGCGTTTGCACGTCTAACGTGTTTAAGCTATGCGTCACAACAAAAGTAGTAATTCCACCGGCGAAGCTTCGCGTAACAGTTGCTTCAGCGCTGTCAAGATCCACGGCGAACTTATTAACGAATCCAGTTATTGAAGTCGCGTTTGCTAATTTTAACGGCGTTACGAAGGCCGTGTCGTTGGTTCCCGCGTCCGTTTCTGCTTGCGTTGCAATTCGCGCAATACCTTCGACCGTTTCCGTTGCCGGGTTAAGGTTTCGTTCAACAATAACCCAGTCGCCCAAGGCCGCCGCGTTGTCAACCTTTGCAAAAAGTGTGTCGCCTACGCTGACCGCTTCAGTGTAAAAGTTGCCAGCCGCCGTTACAACATACATGTCGCCTTTTTTTACTCCAGACGGCGAAACGTCAAGGTCCGGCGTGTTTGTTGCCGCGTCGTAGCCGCCCTTAAAGTCAAGAAGCCCTTCAACGGCGCCAAGGTCTGCAAGTGTTATAATACTTGTACCATCGTAATATTTTAAAACGCCGCTTGTTGTGTTAAGCCACAATTGACCAGTGAACGGCGTCGGGTCCGTTGTTAATTTTTGTAAGCTCCAGTTCTGAAGTTCGTTTTGATTCCCTACAAGGTGCGCTTCGTGTATTATTTCAGCCATTTTTTTATTAATTTAAGTAAGCGTTGCCGCTGACTGCGTTGTTAAATTTAACAATTAAGTTGTTGTTATCTGTGTGATTAATTTCGCCCTTTAACGGCGTGCCGGCGCTGTCAAAAACTTGAACCGCTGGCAATTTGTTAAGGTTATGGGTAATGGACCAGGAAGACGCCGCGACGCCCTGGTTAAAAACAAAATTTTTGTCGGCCGCGAAGTATGTAAGTGAATTGTAAGGCGTCACCCCGTCGCCAAACTTTAAGCGGCCCGTATCAGTTTCGAGCGCTGGTTCGCCTTGTGCAAGTGTTGGGTTGTTCGCGGTCCAATTTGCGGCCGTGTCCCTTCGAAGTTGTATTTGTATTATTGAAGCCATTAAGAAGAACCACCGTTTAAGAGCCCGTTAATAGGCGGGTAAGACGTTGTTGAAGCTGCGCCCCCGTCAACGCATAAAATAAGCGGGCAAGGCGCGGCGTTTACTCCTGAAGATATTATTGCGGCGCTCGTTGTTATTGAACTAAGCAAAGAAGCCGTTGCGTTTATTTTGCCCCCTTTTATTGTCGCTATTGTACTAATACAACCCACTAAACAAAAGTTTCTTGTTTTAGGTCGCTATCAACAAGCGTCGCAAGCGCAATTTTGCCGCTGCTTTTTTCTTCGGTCCCGCTGTCAAAATTAGCGTTAACGGCGACCGTTTTAACCTCGTAAAAAATCTCCTTACCGACAACGCCCTTACTTGTGTTGGCGGCGTTAAGGTATATTTCAAACTTACCGTTTGCCGCGTCTGTCACGTTAATAGAACGAAAGCCCGCTTGTGTGTTTAAGCTGAACTTATCAAATAAGATGTTTTTCTGAAAGACCTCAACAACAAAGCCCGCAAGCCCTGAAAGGTCGATTGCGTCGCCGTTTTCGTCGGTCAATATTATTTCAATTGGCGTGTCGGTGTCTTTTACTATTGTGGCCATGTTACAAATTTACTAAATTGTTAATTCAATTGGCGTGTTACTTAAAAGGTTTATATTAAAAAGCTGGACGTTGTGAAAACCTTCGCTTTGTGGAAAACTGAAGCTTTCGACAACAACGTCTTGAATACCTTCGACGGCGGCCGGTGAAATAGACCCGAAACGCCCTAAAAATTCGCTTGTTACTGTGATCGTGTCGGGCACGGTCAAAATACGGCTTAACGCTTCGACCTCAATAGCTGGATATTCATTTTGGCCCGTCCCAGCAAGCACGCCGCGAATATTAATCTGGTAGTCGCCGTCGCTTGCATATTCTTTAACGGTCCCGTTGCGGCCTTGTATTGCCGTCGTTACTATGTTTTTCGTCATGTTCACGGTCATTAATACCGTGTCGATTCTTAAAGGCTGCCAGCTTATAACACCGCCGTCAAGCGGTTGAAATTGGCCGCCTTCAAACTCTAAGGAAGTGAAAACCGGAAGGCCAAAACTTGCTTCAGGCGGCACCTTGTCGCTGGTGTGCTCGTCGTCTTCGAATTGCGTTGGGACGTTAAAAAACTGACTTTGCAGGCGTTGTAAATTGAACCCCCTAATTATATAGTTCGCTTCTCGGTTGTTTATAATTGAAGCTTGTCGCTTTCGCTGGTCCGAAACATTTAAGTCTTTCGCGTCGAAGGGTTGCCCGTCTGGTATTTTTTCAAAAAAGTCTGCCATTATTCCGAAATAATTGAAGCGTCTGTTATCGCTGTTAATAGTGCTTTTTCAACCTCGTCTTTGATCCTGGTCGAAGTGTCCCTTAAGTTTGTTGTGTTTACGTTCAGCGCTTCAACAAGTTTTTCAATATTGATATTGAATACTTTTGGCGCGTTGGCTTTTACTTCTGAAACTTTCGCCCCTAAAGCGCCACCACTACCAGCGCCCCCACCGACAACCGCGCCGCCACTTACTGCGCCCCCGGTGCCCGCTTTACTGGTAAGACTGTCTTCGGCCGTTGTCGCCGCTTCTTCGCCCGCTGTTCGAACTCCCAGGCGTTCACGCAACGCAAGTATTTTTTCAGCTCCTTTGCCAGCAATACCACTTAAACCAGGTATTCGACTAACCAGTTCAAGCAATTGTTGTATTGGCATTAACAAGCTGTCAAGTAATACGGCGCCAATTTTTTTAAGCCCTTCAAGAAAACCGCCTTCGCTAAACGCTTTTTTCACATCCTCCCAGTTACGACGAAACGCTTGCACAATATTAATAAGCATGCCCAGCGGGCCAAGTAAAAAG